CGACCACTTGAAAAAAATAATTATATATTTGAATTCCAAAAAGTGAAAAGTGAATAAAATAAAATTATTTTTTGTAAGTAGTTGGTACTTTTATTGACAGACATTTTTTAAAAATCCTATATGTTTTGTGTATAAAGATAATAGTATCATATTATAAAAATGAGGGAAAATGTAAAAAAATATATACAGGAAGGTATATACTTTTCTAACGAACTTATGGATTGTATAGAGGATATTTCCCAAAGGTACCAAGAACATATATCCGTGTCCATGGAAATCGGACATTTCGATGAACTTGATAAAGTTATGATGGATTTATCTAGAACTCTTATAAGATACAATAGACAATATACGGATCTTATTAAAGACTATGAAAAGGAAAAGAAAGAGAAAATGGGTTTAGAAACAATAGATGAAGAATGAGTAAATGATACGTGAGTATGCCGAACACGTATATAAAGTACTTGGTCCCGGGTATAGCGAGCGTGTTTACCACAATGCGTTGGAAGTTATCCTTCGAAAAAACGGGGTACCCTACGAAACGGAAAGAATAGTTCCTATTGTGTTTGAAGAACACACAATAGGAAACCTTCGCGCCGATATAATTATAAATAACAAAACTGTACTCGAACTCAAATCGGTTAAAACTATGAATGACGTCATGGTCACGCAAGCACAAAATTACCTCAAACTTACCGGTTTACCGGAAGCGTACCTGATCAATTTTCCACCTACACTAAATACCGAATTGGAGGTTAGGTATATAACTTTGGATTAATTCAGTTGAATACTTCCATCGTCGTTTATTACTTGTTGGGATGGAGGTGGCGGAGGTGGTGCACACAAGGTTTCTTTAAACGTAGTCATTGTTCTTAAATTTTCATCTGTTTCACCTAATGCGTTGCGTGCATAGTTATATGCAGCTACACTTTTACCCTTTTCACTATCCCATATCAATGCTAAACTCCAATCTTTTCTTATTAAATGAGAAGAATCATCGTATAAATCACACCCCTTTATGTCTTGGTTTTTAAGAAGGGCCACTTTCTCATCTATTTTATTTTTTAAATCTGAAATACAAACTCCATCTGGAAATGGTCGTTCGGCCACTTGATGTCGTTCTTCTGCATTTAATAATGATTTTATAATTCGCTTATGTTTTGAAACAAGATAAGCGATTTCAGGATCTGTTATACGCTGACTGGAACCGCTTCCAACGAAAATCTCACTTAATGGTCTCCCATCTATTAGTTTTTTCCAATTTGTAGAGAATTCTAAACATTTTTCTTCACTAAAACCTTTACTATATATTTCTTTAATAATATCATCTATTGTATCCCTAGTCTTTTTTGACTTATTCTTTTTTGTTCCCGGTATAAAACCACCGAAGTAAGCACCTACAGATGAACTCGAACAACAACATGCTACTAAAACAAGTAATGCCGCTGACATTTATAGTAACTACTTATTTTTTTCCTGTTCCATCTGATTTATCATGTACATAATAGGTATCATCTGGTAAATTTTTTTCCAATCACTTTTGGATTCCTCGTAATACTTTTTGGGGTCTTTAAGCCCTTCTCTTATAATTTCGTTTATCTTTTCTGTGTAGAACTTGATTTCTTCTAAACAGAAATTGTAATACGGATCGTTGTTCATTATGTGTATTAAAGACTTATCTTTTAAGCTTATCGTTAATGTTTTGAAAAAGTTCGGGTGTGTTTCGTTTTTTAATTGCAAAGTTTTTAAGCATGTTACTCAAACTGTTGAAATTTACTCCCTGACGCAGTGGATTTTTTCTCGCCTTCGATTTTGTTTTATTTTTTGGTTTTGGTGATTTTGGAGAATTTGGCATTTATTATTAACCTTGATTTTTTTTTAAATCGTCGGTATATACTCCCATTTGAGATCTTTACATATTTTCTTCCAAATGACGTCTTGTTGGTATAACTTTTCTTTTGATTTTAAAAGTGGGAAATATTTAAGGTACGTATCTTCACTCAAAAGTTCACAGAACTTATACAAAACGTAAGAGTAACTCAAAAAGTTTTTCCTTTCACTCGGGCAATTATCATCGAACGGTTTCTGAATGTCCTTGAACATTATACGCAAACGTTCCTCGAGTTCTTGAGGCATTTTAGGGGGTGATATACCACTCAGAATGTTCGTGATATACGGAACGTGTTCGTAATATTTGTTTAGTTTGAGTTTTTTGAGTAAATTCCGAACGCGCGCGTGTGTAATTTCTTCGACTGTTTTTATTTTTATCTTTTTCAATTCGTTTCTTAACTGGTCTATAACTTCGGGTGGGATGTTCGTGGTTTCTTGTGCTTGAAACTGTGATAACCATTCGTTAAAATGGTTTTCGCGTTTATACGAATAGTTTACTATTTTCTCAGACGTTTCTTGTTCCTCTCTATATGTGAGTTCTTCACTAATAAGTGTCGCGAGTATCGTACCACAATTGTCACACACGAGATCACTTGTATCTGAAAAGTGATAAATATTACTTTCGGGGCAGTTCGGACACTCCTCTTTCTTTTTTTCTATAGGTCTATCTATGTTGTTTACTTTTTCTACTTCTATGAGATAATCATCAAATATATCTTTCTTTTTTAAACCCGTCGTCTCTTTACAATTAAATATATTGTTCGTGCTTACTTCTTGTTCGAGATCATCAGTGTACTGTTTCATATATGGCATACACTTTATTATATAATCCGACATTTCGGATTCATAAATAGATTTACATTTGGGGTCGTCTTCTATTAGTTTTTCCCACGCCTTAATTTTATTATTATACCTACTTAAAAAATTACCTTCCATATAATAATTATATATAATGCTCGTCAATCTTTTAACCAACGTTATGTTATGGGTATACGGTACTTTAAAATATATAACGTCCAGACCGGATTATAAAATTGCGGATACGTCCATGGAATATTTTTTGGATACTACTAAAACACCAATAGACCTCGATGAATTTTGGGAAGAAGAGCGTGAAGAGTGGGACGGGGAAACGGAAACCTATTTTAAAACCTTAAACTTTACCGAATACAAAAATACATCCGTACCCGAAAACGTGACGAAGACATTGGTTCGTATTAAATATTGGTACAACGATACAATGTACAAATACTTAACGTGTAACATGAATCACGAATGGCCACCTAAACGCACCCAAGGAATAGTATTTAATGTTCCTATAGTTTTGGCACAATTACTCGATTCGGACGATAAACCCGTTAAAGATCTACTCAATAAAATAAAAAGGTACGCGGGACCAAGAGGTGATTTTCATAACGAAAAAGTAAAAATAAGCGATATGTTATATTACGATATGGAAACGCTCGAGACAGAATATCCCAAAATAAAATTAAAAAATGCACTCGGTATGACGAAAATCGTGAGTACCATAGATGGTTACGTTACTGATCTTCGGGTACCTTAGTGGCTAAGTAAAATTTCAAATCTCCCAAATTTGCGACGTTATATTTCAATATTAAAAATCGATTCTGTTCTTCTTGTAAAATCTGTACAGTGGAACACATACTCGTTGCTTTCGTAAATATATTCATGTATCGAAGGGAATATTCACCGGATATTTTCGGACTTTCTTCCGTACACTGGATCATTGTTTCCTGATTTGCAAAATCACCTCGACAATACAATTTTAATTCTTTACCCTCGCGCGTTATTTCTATAGTGTTACCTATGTTATACATGTCTCGACATATTCTTTGAAAATCGGCCGAGGCCATCGGTGTAATAGTTGTCATGTTTACATCGGGAACTTCAATTTGACTTTCGTTTATGTCCAGTAATTTCAAGGCAAATTTAGTGCACGTCTTTTTCGCTTCACTATGTATTTCGATGTTCATAAATTCTTTACAATCTATGCTTACGGTAAGTACGTCGTTATTTGTTATGGATTTTAAAAGTTTAAACGTGTTCGCGACATTTATACCTGCCACTACGTCGGTATCACACGTGTACTCTTCGAAGTTGTCCGAGGATAAAAACATATCGACGAGGGATGTTCGCGCCGTGTCGAGTGTTACTATGTACATACCATTTGGTTTAAAATAGATATTAACGTCGTTGAGTATATCTTTAAGTACTTCAAATGTCGATTTTATAGCCGAAGCCTGTATGGTGGCTAATTTCATAACTATTTTAAGATAAAACTAATTCTTTATATTCTTATTGTATGCGTCCGAAACACTCTGATTTATTTTCTGTTCGAGTTCGGGTGTCATGGCTGGTTGTAAAGACCTACCGTAATCGTCTAAACCAAATAATTCGTTTGATCCTTCACCTTCAAGTGTTGTCATTGAACACCCACTAAAACCACACATTTCAAGTTCTTGTACTGGTAACAGAGACTCGAGCCAATTTCGTATTTCGTTACCTACCAAAAATTTACCGTTTTTCGTAAGCATGGTAGGAACACGCGTAATTTTGTGTTTATATTGCGGTGGTATACCCAATTTGTTTATGTTATGGTACTGAACAATTTGTTTAAGTTGTGGGTGTTTGTTAATATAATCAATGACATCTAAACTATGGTTACACTGTGGACTATAAATTAAAAGAGACATCTTAAAAATAAAAGTTAAAATATTTTTATCGAAAAAACACAGATATATAAAACGTACAGTAAAAAAATAAAATGTCCGTCAAAAAAAGTCCCGACCACTTGAAAAAAATAATTATATATTTGAATTCCAAAAAGTGAAAAGTGAATGAAATAAAATTATTTTTTGTAAGTAGTTGGTACTTTTATTGACAGACATTTTTTAAAAACTCTCTATGTTTTAGGTATACTTTTATTTTTAAAACATTTTATACACAAATTAAACAGTAAAAAAATAAAATGTCCGTCAAAAAAAGTCCCGACCACTTGAAAAAAATAATTATATATTCGAATTCCAAAAAGTGAAAAGTGAATGAAATAAAATTATTTTTTGTAAGTAGTTGGTACTTTTATTGACAGACATTTTTTAAAAACTCTCTATGTTTTAGGTATACTTTTATTTTTAAAACATTTTATACACAAATTAAACAGTAAAAAAATAAAATGTCCGTCAAAAAAAGTCCCGACCACTTGAAAAAAATAATTATATATTCGAATTCCAAAAAGTGAAAAGTGAATGAAATAAAATTATTTTTTGTAAGTAGTTGGTACTTTTATTGACAGACATTTTTTAAAAACTCTCTATGTTTTAGGTATACTTTTTTTGTATAATATTATTTAATAATTAATAAAAAAATAACCTTTAATATTAAATAATGAAGCTTGTATTGATATTATTACTACTTATTGTACTCATAAGCATGTCCAGGACAGAAAAATTCACTGAATCCTTTGGATTATCTGGATACACCAAACCTATAGGACCTATAGTAATAAAAGATACGACTGTTGATTTAACCGAATATATTGAATACGATAAAGATGTTGAAGTCACGAATGATCTCATGCAAGAAATGGTATTCGCGACAAATAAAGAAATATCAAAAAGAACGGGTCTTTGTACGTACATTATAGAAACTACCTTAGTAAAAAAATACGTACACAAAGAAACAAACCAGGAACTATACAGATGTATGTTCATAGCGGTTAAACATAAGGGGTTTGCTTTAGGGTTTGCTGTTACGTCGGATATACGAATTATTGACGGCAAGGCGACCGTTTTAAGTTTGGCGACACAGCCTATAGATTACAGTCCACCATCGGACCCAAGTATTTATCAAACGTCTATAAAAGGAAGAGAGTTTGAAGATTACACGAATGTCAGACAAAGTGAAATAGATATCATAAAAAGTAAAAATTTTATAGAAAAGGTTATACCAGAACCACAAAGTATGTACGGTAAAATTCGTATTTAAAAGTTCTCAATAAAATGTAATGATCAGTATTGATGAAATATCACGTATAACTGAAAAAAGGAATCGATTAAAAAAAGAGACGTATGTCAAAATATACGAACAGGTATCAAAAAAGATAAGACAATCCGTTGAATTAGGACACAAATACTTGTTTTGTCAGATTCCTTCGTTTGTCATGGGACACCCACACTTTAACAGAGTAAAGGCGTTACAGTATATAAAACGTCAATTTGAAATAGGTGGGTTTACTGTACAACAAATAGGTGAATACGAACTCTGTATTTCATGGAAACCCAAAAAATCTATTAAAAATGTTCAGCACGAAGATACAGAAGATTTAGGAGAATTCCCATCTTTTGTAAACCTTAAAAAGGCCGCGAATAAATACAGGCGAAACGCGTGATACGAGTTTATAAAAAAACCCAATTAATCACAAATATGAGTGATCCATTAAATATATTAGTAGAAGCGCGACGCGAATACGTTGGTCAATTGTGTTTACTCATGTGCCCAGTCATGATTGAAACCTTCGAGAACTTATACGAAGAAGCGTATAAACTTTCTAAAGGTCGCAAAGTTCTTGTCATGTATCAAAAACTTTTAAAAGAAGTTCCAAATTGGAGTGATGCTATGTCAAAACAGCACACGGATAATATAACGAACCGGTGTGCGTGGTTTAATGACTTATTAGCCGCGGTATTCGTAAGTTGTGTTAAAATTTTATCAGCTGTTCGTTTGAACAAAGATAATAAGAAAATTTCACTCAAACTTCCCACGAACGAAGTGTTTATTCAGACGTGTTATAACAACGTCGCTAAAGATTTGTACCAGGATCCGTACATTTATCACGAAAACCAAAACGAACACGCGAGAAATGATAAATTATACGAAAGGTTTTCCGCGTGTATAGAAACTTCCATAAAGGAACTCATACCTGTTCAACAAATTTTACAAACATACATGTCTCAGACACAAGAAGGTCAAGATTTGGATGTAGGTGAAGCCGAAGTTGGCGATTCGGAAGATCCGGACATTCTCGAAGAAGGTGAAGAAGGTATGGAAGAAACTTCAGAAGAACCGTTCGAACAGCCAATGGAGGGAGAAGAAGAACCACAACAACCAATGGAAGAAGAACCACAACCACAACCAATGGAAGAAGAACCACAACAACCACGAACGTCACCTTTAGATAACGAGTTCAGGACTATAAATACCGCTCCTCCTCCAGTACAAGAAAGAGAGGAAGAAGGGGTTTTGTTTCCAGACGCATCTGAAACTCGCGCAAAAAAAGTTGGCTACTATTAGATAAATGGAGTTTGAAGACTATTTGAGAGATCCCGCGTGGGCCGGTATAATTGCCGCTTTACTAACAGCTGGGTACATACACTTTAAAGCGAGATTAAATAACGAAGGTAAGCTTCCCGTGAGTGCATACGCGAAACCAGCCGCACTCAACGCAATTTTAGTATTTTTTATTGTTACGAATGGTTTAGGTAAGAAGGAAACTATATCAACTGAACCTTTTTAATTTTATTTACTTAAAGATATAATACACACTTACAGTATAAAAATGACATCTGTATCTGCATTTAACGAAATGATGGGCCAATTTCTTGTGGAATTACACAAGACATTTCCAGAAGAAAAAGGCTTGAAGAAATGCTTATCGGCTTTCGATTTAATGAAAGAGACGAACCCCCGGTTAGTAGTTGATGGATTTATGGCAAGCGTTACGCCGTTCGCGGATAAAATTTCCGCTAAAGACGATACCTTTTTCATAAACGAATCTAAAAACTTGGATTTCATGAAAGATGTAAATCTCGAAAAGCACTGGTCCTCGTGTTCACAAAACACAAAAGATGCTATTTGGCAGTATGTTCAAACTTTGTACATGCTCGGTACAACTATCAGTTCTATTCCAGAAGACACACTTTCCATGATTGAAAATGTAGCTAAACAGTGCGCAGACAAAATGAAAGACGACGGTTCGGAATTAGATGAAAGTGCACTCATGAAAACCATGCAAGGCATGTTAGGTGGTATGTTGAAAAAATAAAGTCAATATATATAAATGACATCTTGGTTTGAAGATCCAAAACAATTGATTCGTACAGATAAAGTCCTTGAATTTTGGCCGTCAAAAACACAATCTTCAGCAGAACGTGTTAATGCATCGGCACGTTTTATCATTTATGCGACATGTATAGTCTATCTCATAAACAGAGATCCTCGTATTTTCGTTTTGGGTGCTACTGCACTCGGTGTTCTTTATATAATGGAAAAATCCAATATGGTAAAGGATAATTCTATTAGACCAACTACGGCATATAATAACATTGGTAAAGAGTGTCTCGTTCCTACGAGAGATAATCCAATGGGTAACGTGCTCATGTCAGACTACGTAGACAGACCAGATAGGCCACAATCGTGTTATTACCCTACCGTGAGAAAGCCCGTGAATGATTACATAACTGAAGGTATAAACTATGGTCCAGCGCGTTCTCGTTCGTCTATGCCAGAATACCAGAAAAATGCCTTATCTAGACAATTCATAAGTATGCCAGATACTTCTATTGGTAATACCCCTTATTACGAGTTTATTCACGGTAAGAGACAAAACACGTGTAGACAAGACCCAAGATTATGTGATCCAGATGCAAGAGGCGTACAACTCGAAGCCTTTTCCGGTTTAGCACCAAACGGGGACGTGAGAAACTAAATCATATAAATTAAATAAAGTAAAGTAGATACTCGATTTGCTTAAACAAAATATTTTGTAATAATAAATGGCGTATCAACTCCAACCAGGCATGAAAGTTGTACAAGATCACGCGGTTCCACCCGTGTGTGCAACTGAAGAAGTTTTTGTGTATCCCCAGCCCAGTACCCTGAATTACGGTTCAAGTCGCCCAAACACGATGTTGTATGGAACTGCGCCGTACATGGCGGGTAAAGGTGCACCAGCGCAATACATAGAAACTTCCGATCAACTCAGACCCCAATCCACGTCCCGATTTAACAAGGTCTTGGCAAAAACGTACGAAAGAAATTTCCACCCACTCCAAAACGTCGAATGTAAAGTTCCACTTCGAACACAAACATACGAACCCATGAGTACACGAGCAGAAACACAAAATGGTTTGTTTCAGCAAAGATACCTCAATAAAAATCTTAATAAGAAATAAGAATGGCTGATCCCATCTCAATATTGGCTATAGCCGGTTTAGTTTATGCTGGTCGAAAATTAAGTCGTCCAAATGAAATGTATACAGTAGAAGGTAACCCTATTCAAGAACAGGAAGTCTCTTCCGAATTTGCAAACAGAGATATCACCATAGAATCTGATTATTTAGGTCCTTTATCACCATTGGTTGAACCATCGTATACGTCCAAGGAAGAAATGGGTTCGTTTGCTGAAATTGCACCACAACGTAGATCTTCCGGAGGTGAAATACTGGATATGCGAAACCGAATGTACGACGCGGGTAGAATGAATAATCTTTCACCAGTTGAGAAACAACTCGTTGGTCCAGGTTTAGGTGTTGGTCCGGATGTACCTGCATTTGGTGGTCATCAACAGCTGTTCCGTGTTAACCCAGAAAATGTCGGTGCATACCGTTTAACAACTTTGCCGGGTAGATCTGGTCCAGCTTACGATTCCAAAGGTGGTCGACGAGGTATTATTGGTGAAGTTTCACACAACAGACCGGAAAAGACCGCTTTTCTTCAAGGTAGACTTCCACCAGTACCAGGTAGAGCACAAGGTATGGGTGGTAGAACACCAAGAGCTGAACACGAGCGAACGAAGAGAACTACGAATAGATCCGAAACCGGGTTACGTACAGATACTTTGGGGTACGCGAGTGCAAAGAGGACGGTTTCTGCGCTTACACGCGCACAAGAACCGACGCGTAACAAGAAGGATGGTAACTTGGAGCAGTATCAGTACAATAACCAACCTGCACCGGGTATAAGTAGTTTTGTTGGTGGGTATTTGAGTTCACCAGCGAGCAAAATTGGTGAGAAGAGGACGTATGGTACGCAACACACCGTTGAAGAACTCATGAAATATGGGTTCAGACCAGATGACCGTCGTGGTAAAGCGAACCGTATGGCTGGTCCAGGGAGAATGAATGTTCGCGCCGATGCTCTTAACCAAGGTGGTATGGTCACGAGTGTTCGTTCGGATACAACACGAATTGACGGAAGAGTAAACGCCGCGGATGGTGCATGGACGCAACAATATAGAAACAATGATTACCATAAATTCAATGCATACAAGGGTCACTATAATCCAAATGCATCGAGTACAAGCTTAGATGTGGCTAAAAGACAGCTCGCAAATAATCCACTGGTTCACAGTCTCTCGTAATTAAATAAATAGTTGTTGAATCGTGATATACACTCATTAAAATATTGTTCATATATTTTAATGAAGGTACATACCTTAGATATAGACAGTAGCGAACGCGATCCTGTTCTGTACCCAAACCCAGGTGATTACGTCGTCCACTTAAAAAATCCCATTTATGACGTGACAAAAATATCGCTCATTTCTGCACGTATACACAATAGTCAGTACCTCATACACGATAGAAATAACCAGTTTGATATAAATGGTACACCAGTCACCATACCAATAGGAAACTATAGTGGTCAAGATTTGGCACAAGCTATTGTATCGGCTTCATCTGATATTACATCTGCTATATTTGATAAGGAAACGAATGCCATAACGTTTACGGGTAGTGCACCTTTTACGTTTGAGTTTTACGGGGGTACGAATGGGTACGCGACTGGCTCGAGTGGGTACACGACACCACACGATATTTTAGGTTTACCAGCAAGTAACGTAGCCTCCTCTGGAACAACGCTCGAAACGGGGAGCATTAATTTACAAGGTGCGGATGCGATTATTGTTAAACTGAGTAGTGGCTCCGACGAATTTAACAAAACCGTGTTTTCTGAAATACCTTTTTATACAGGACGTATACTTTTGTGCGGTGACGTGATCAATTATTCGGGTGTCGATGATACGGTTGAACACAATTTTGATTCTGGGTCACAAAAAACGATATCGAGTTTAAGGGTACAGTTTTATTATAGTAGCAATAACCGATTAATACCCTATGATTTTAGAAACGCGAACCATATACTTAAACTTGCTGTAACGTGTTCTACTGATAAACTCGAGAACGTGACTAATTTGGAAAGAGACTTTTCTCTTCCACCACCTATGAGTATCCCCGAATTAGAGGATCCGCATAGATGGGATGCGTTTATATCTATATTCATGATAGTCGCAACCGGATTATTTTTATTACTGGTTATGAAAAAACCAAAGCTTATCGAGTAACCGCGAAGATTGGTTGCGCTGGCTTTTGGACACGCGTGGAAACACGAGAGATACCGACGTAGACCAAGATAGACAAGAGGGTCGTGAACAAAGCAGTGAGCGTGTAGTTCATACCGCCGTTCTTGTTAACCTTTACAACTTGGTTAACCAACCATCTTACCAAATCCATCCACGAAAGGGCGGCCGCGAATGAAAAACCGGCGACGATCGCGTTCAGGGATTGCGACTCGAGTTCGCGCGTGACGAGTGTAACAGTTTCAGCAGCAGTAGACATTTTTATATAGTATCCTGAGATTTTAATCTGGGAGTAATTCTTCTTCGACTAAAATCTTTTTGTAGTATTGTGGTTTTAGATACCCCTTGAGCATACCAACATTTATAGATTCTATATCCGATTCCGTATCCGATTCCGTATCTGTTTCGGAATTAGAACTTTCATCACCGTATATTTTAAAATATTCAGAAGTCGTCGTCCATCCCTCTGGATCTGATGTGTTCATTACTATCTATGGCATTTTTTAACATCCGTTCTGACGGATTTTTGGGTTCCCATGTATTCCAATTATCATATGCCATGTTCATTTTAACGAATTTGTATTCTCTACCTGAATATCGCGTAAAAGGAACGTCTTCGTCATCTTCAAATTCAATGTATTCGTCTTCATCTGAATATTCTTCTTCGTCTATGTCCGGGAAATGTGATCCCATTTTCTTACCAACTTCGTTCATGGCACAATATTTCATGGCATATTCCATATCTTCTGCGAGTACAATAGTACGTCCACACGCTTTTGCGTATTCTGCTGCAAGTATCATGGACTTTTCGAATACGGGTTGGATAATGTTAATAGCAGATTCCTGTATTTGTTCTATTAAGTTTATGTTTGCGTCTTTTTCTTGTTGATTCATTATGCATTAAACAGTGTTTTAGCGATACCGTTTTCAACACGGAGTATATTATAACTAAGTGCCAAAACTCTAAGTTCCCTTTCCGATTCTTCTTCGCTATTCATAGTAACTTTGAGTATTTGTTCTTTTACTAAGCTAAAGTTTCTTTGGCCTGTAGGGTACCACCGTTCGGGTTCGAGTGCAAAACTATACGAGTAGTATCTTCTGAACAATTGCGTTCTTGAATGATGTATACCACTTTGTACCGCGCGTAAGTTAATAATACTACCCGTTTTGTCGTTTAATATTTCTAAATCGTCAAGTTTAAGTTCTACACTTTTAAGATGTTCGTGTGATAAATATATTGAATCTAGTATTTGGTTAGAATTATCATAGTCAAAAGGTGTTGTAAAAAAACTATTGACACCTTTTCTTTTGCTTTGTATTAAAAAATAGAGTTCTTTTATAGGATTTTTTAGATTTAATTTATAACTATAACTTACGGGATTCGTGTCTGTACTTTGTTCAATTTGAAAATTATTTTCCTGTAATTGTGTTATTATATAGTCTATTTTCTGGTTATTTAACTTTTGTTTTTCCTCTTCATCCAAAGAAACCATTTCCAGTGTGATTTTAGCACTTTTTATTAAGTTTTTTGGTTTGAGACCTGTATACATAACATATGAAGAATCTGATCTTACCGAATGAATGCATTTATCGACGTCTCTTAATTTAATAACAATTTCAATTTCTTGTTGTGTTATGGCACAGAGTGGTATCGCGAGTTCAGGATTATTGTAAAAGTAAAAGGGTATATCGATAAAATATTTAGTATCTGAAGTTGCGTTTCCTAAATAATGCCCTATAGTTGTTGTCATGGCTTCTGTACCTGACAACTCTAAAGGTGGTTTACCCACGAGTTTGGCTAAATTATGTTGTTTCGTCTGCGTGACGTAGTTATCCGAATAAATCGCTAAGAAATCACTCGGTACGCGTTGTATAACTTCACCACCTATGACGAGTTCGACGTATTCAATCATGGCGTGACCTATCGATTCGTTGTATCCTATACCAGTTGTATTTTGGTGTAATGAGTTAATTAAATTTTGATCTATAGCGCTTAATTCAACTTTCAAACTCACGGTTTTCAGAAGGTCGCCTTGATTTTGGGGAATGGTACACTTTATGGTGTTTCCAAATTCAATTTCACCATCAACATCTAAATCAACAAAGAATGGTGCAAAGTTTGTATGTTTTTGAAAATTCTTTATAAAATACGTGTACTCTGGATTATCCGTAAAAAAAGCGTCCTGTGGTCCGGATGTTTGTAACTGAACACGTCCAGCCATTACTAGTATAAGGCACTAAAATTTTAAACCCCCGAGACCGCTATTTATTCGTAACACGTTATAGTTTACTGCATATACATATACTTTGTGTCCAAAATTAGCGTCTGGTGAATCGAGTTCAATTTCAATAAGATTATGAGCTATTCGACTCATGTTTACCTGTCCAGTTGGATGATATGTTTCAGGTTTAAGTGAAAAGCTATACACACCAAAGTTGTTTTCGGTAACGCCCGTATAATATTTCAAAGGTTGTTCGTAACTTAACATTAAATTATCGGCGTCTATTATCGTGTTATTGTTAAATTTCATGGTAACGTGTTTTATTGGGTTGAGTTTATGAACGTCGTCACTCACTGCCAAGAAGAACAGTTCCCTGACAGGATTTTTAAAATTGAGCATACCCGCTTTTTTAGTTTCACCTGCTTTAAACTTAAACTGTGACATTTGGAGTTGTGTGATGACATATTCTATAGGACGGGTAAGTAAGAAGTTCTTTTCATCTTCCGTAACGAAAAAGAAATCAGTGACGAGTGATACTTTTTTAATAGAAGAAGAAACATCAGTGGGTGGATCGATGATATCCGTATCGGTTTTATACTGAATAACAACGTCTTCGAGTTTCTTAAACTTTATGCGTACTTCGACGAGTTGTTTCGTAAGTGCACATACGGGTATAGCTAAACTTGGGTGTCTGAAAAAATAAAACGGTAAAAGGACGTTATAATCCCAATCGTATGAAACCGCTATATAATTATCATGCCCCGTTAAGAAATAAAGTGTTTGGTCTATATCATCTTTGTTGTTATGTATTTGATCATACATGTAGATATAATCACCCGTTATACGTTCAATAGTTTGACCACCAATCAAAAGGTCTGCATACTCTATGATTTGAGCACCTATAGATTTCCTGTATCTTATATCGTATCCAGACGATGCCGTACCGGATGGTTGTGGTAAAGTGAATTTAAGCATCATACTTCGTACGAGATCCCCTTTATTTTTGGGAATACGACACTCTACGGTTGCGTCGTAATCGACATCACCATCAAACGGTGTTTCTATAGCCTCTATTGAAAATTTCGTGTGTCGTTTAAAATTCATCAGGAAATACGAAAATTCGGGATCACCAGTAAGCCATTGGTCCTGAATACCCGTGACAGCAAGGTTTATTCGACCAGCCATTCTTACTTTACGTGAGTAAAATTTTATGAAATAAAACGAGACAGTACTGTAGAATGAACCTTCAACTGAAGAAATTCAGACCCGAAAAAATGACAGACGATCGGGTGTGTGTGTTTATTGGTAAACGTAACACGGGTAAATCTACATTGGTCAAGGATATCATGTATTACAAAAAGCATATACCAGCGGGTGTTGTACTTTCTGGTACGGAAGAAGGTAACCATTTTTACGGTGAATTTATACCAGATTTATTCGTATACGGTGATTACGATAGAGATGCTATAGAGCGAGTTATTTCGAGACAGAGAAAACTAGTTGGTACAAAAGGTAAAAGTAGAAATAACGGTACATTCATGCTTTTAGATGACTGTATGTACGATAGTAAATTTTTGAAAGATACGTGTATTCGCCAATGTTTTATGAACGGGCGACACTATAACATATTTTTCATGCTTACCATGCAATACGTCATGGATTTACCACCAGCACTCAGGGCAAACGTCGATTACGTGTTTGTTTTGAGAGAAAACATCATTCAGAATAGAGAAAAAATATATAAATCATTTTTTGGTATTTTTCCGAGTTTTGATATGTTTAATAAAGTTATGGATGCGTGTACGGAAAACTACGAATGTTTAGTGTTAGATAATACGTCGAAGAGTAATAAAATAGAGGATTGTGTATTCTGGTACAAAGCCACACTTAGGAAAAATTTTAAAGTTGGTAGCCCTGATCTATGGAAACTTCATAAAAAGATGTACAATCCCAAATATTTAGATCAAAAGGAAGCAGATGCTAAAAATGCAACAAAGAAAACAAAGCTTAAAATTACAAAAACAAAGTAATATAATAAATAATGAACTTTATCAGAAGAATATGCAGTTCGAGAATGGTCTATCCATACGCAAAATTTAACGAACTTTCATCAGGTGGTGGTTACTATATGTACATAAATGTATGCCACGATTCCAAACGTATATATTTTAACGATTCTATACCCGAATGTGAAAAAAAGGATGTTTTACCTAGGGTTTTAAATACATTTTTGGGTATGTACCCGAGATATGTTTTACACTCAGGCGAATAATGCGTCAATGACATATCTCAAAAACCTATGACTACATAAATGACGGACGTTAGAACTATGAATTTATCTGACACTGGTGACGGTATGGTATCGTTAAATAATAATCAGTCGACACACTTTGTGCCGAATAATCCACCCGAAAAAAATATTGAAAATAAACAAACGATGGACTCGACTCCAATTTCAGATGTTATGGGACACGCTGAAGACCCACTGGAACCACCAATGATGTCTCAAGACCCACGCATGACGCAAATGCAAATGCAAACGCCGATGATGATGGCACAACAACCGGTTACGCAACAAACCCAAGAAAAGAAACAAGCGGAATCTAAAAATCCATTCAACCTTACTGACGACCAGTTCGAAGCACTCATCGTTGCGGTGTGTGCTGCGGCGGCAATTAGTAAGCCAGTTCAGGAAAAACTTGCAAACTTCGTCCCATCGTTTTTGAACGACCAAGGACACCGAAGTGCCGTTGGTTTAGCCTCAACTGGTTTAGTCGCGGCTATTGCTTTTTATATAGCAAGAAGATACGCTTAAATAGCATTATAGTGTTTATACATTCTCTTTCCGAATAAGAAGTACGAAATGAGAAATCCGAACAGTAATCCAACTGCGCGAAGTCCTAGAACAGTACCAGTACTCTTCGTAGTTTTACCGTAATCTTTAAAATCTTTTTCGATGCGTTCGTTTATTTGAGAAATACCCGCAACTATACCCATACCTACTAAAGTTGAAACTACTAAGAATGGTGCGTCTAGAGCTAAACGTCCAAATAGATTACCGCCTCTCGGTAACGCACACAAAATTGATGGTAGTATAACGACGAGCAAACCCATGTTTACCCACTGATTATTCGTTAAAAGAGGCGCACTTATTGTTGCGAGTAAACAGTTAAGCAAAACATACATTTTCATTAAATCGGAGACTGATTCCATTTTATTAATAATAAATATTATTTATTTATCCTGAATATGTTTACCACAGAATTCGGTTCGTTGTGGTATTTCCTGGTAGATTCCAATAGAAACGCATATCGATCTAAGTTTATCGAACTTATCCCAAAACTCTTTACTATGTGAATACTCGACGACGGTACAGTGCGCGAGTTCGTGTAAAAGTACGTGAAATATTTCGTTAGGTTCACCGTCTATACATATACCTATATCGTTACCCTTATTCACGTTATACCCAATAGACCCGTTTAACCGGTGATGCGCGGTGATCGGAATTTCTTTACACAACATTTTGAAATCTTCGTTATTGGTTTTTTCTATGTGTTCCCTGAGTATTCTATACTTTTCGCGAACCTCTGTGAGTTTTTCGGGTTCGCGTGTATTGATAAACAAAAACGCGTTTATTAGTACGAGGAGTATTACGAGTAACATCCTATATTACTTACTTACCATAGAGGAACAAAAAAAAATTGGGTAAAGGTATATGAGTAATAACAATAACGTCCCCAATTCTCTCAGGGCACTCGGTGTCAGAAGATTAGACATTGTAATTCTTGATTTGAGTAGGAATAGATTAACATCTTTACCACCAGAAATCGGTAAACTTAAAAAATTAAAGGAACTTAGATTGGATCGTAATAATTTAACATCTTTACCACCAGAAATCGGTAACCTTAAAAACTTAAATAATCTTGATTTGTGGTATAATAACTTAACATCTTTACCACCAGAAATCGTTAACCTTAAAAACTTAAAGAGAGTTGATTTGAGTAATAATAGATTAACATCTTTACCAGAATCAATAGGTAACCTTAAAGAGTTAGAGTATCTTTCTTTGTGTGAGAATAAATTAACATCTTTACCAGAATCAATAGGTAACCTTAAAAACTTAAAGAGAGTTGATTTGTATTATAATAACTTAACATCTTTACCACCAGAAATCGGTAACCTTAAAAACTTAAAGGAACTTAATTTGAGTTATAATAACTTAACATCTTTACCAGAATCAATAGGTAACCTTAAAAAATTAGAGTACCTTAGTTTGTATCATAGTAAATTAACATCTTTACCAGAATCAATAGGTAACCTTACAAAATTAATGGTACTTAGATTAAATGATAATAACTTAACATCTTTACCATCACAAATCGGTAACCTTACAAAATTAATGGAACTTGATTTGACTAATAATAAATTAACATCTTTACCAGAATCAATCGGTAACCTTAAAAAGTTAGATGAACTTAAATTGGAAAATAACCCAAACCTTAAATATATAAACAGGAGTCTTTATCGCGAAGGTTTAGTTATTACAAAGAATTTTAGTACTAAACTTTATCCACCGATTCAAATAATAAGAAAAAACGTACCCCTAAACACTAAACGTAACGATCCTATATCTGGGTATAATTTCAGTGTCGGTAATAATGCCTTAAACCTCGGATACAATAAGTACTTAACTGAAAAATCACTTCTAAACTGG